CAGGGGCCGGACCCTTTGTGTTAACAGCAACCGGATCACTTTGTTGATATAGTCCAGGCATTTACTTCTCCTGATATACCATGTTTGGACGTCTAACAAGGTCTTCCCACCGAAAAGCCATATTTGGTGGCTGGGTTGACTGATTAGGCTGGGGTAATACTTGATTCGGGGGTAGTGTCTGTTGAGGTCCCATCTGTTGGGGTCCCATCTGTGGATATTGTTGAATTGAGGGCAGCGTTGATAATTGACCACCCATATTGGGCATTCCCGCACGCCCGGACACCCTATTGGCAAAGCCAGCAAACATATTTTCGAGGGTCGGATTTGAATAACTGCCTAATTGCGCTGGCCCTTGTCCCAATAGTTGGATTTGCTGATCAGTTAATGCCTGAACATCAGGGCTAAGGGTTTGTGTGATTGTGGCTTGGTCTCCATCCCACGTTACATTTGTTGATCCGTATGGGTTGGTTCTATTCGGGTTAACGCCCACCCTATCCGAACGCTGGTATTCGAGCATTTGTGCAGGTTTTGGAAGCTTTGAACTGGGTTTAAGGTTTTTCATAATATCGTGAATCTGTGGGTAACAGTGAAAACAAATAAACATCAACACCGCGCAAAAGGCACTCATTAACGAAACCAAGGCGGGTGACTAGATTGATACTCTTTTTGTTGTCGGGCTGCACATAAGCATTGATGCGCTTAACCTTCAACACGTCAAAAGCATATTGAAAAATGTGTTGTAAAAGCGAGCGTGAAAGCCAATGACCTGTCCCTGATGCGCTAATATCTGCTGAAATGTCAGTAATATTGTCATAGGCAATGAAACCAACACCATTGGCTGAAAAGTAGCTCAATACCTTGCAATTGTTTGTGAACTTACCGCCTAAGGCGCGCTCTAGCCATGACCTGTCTTCGGGCCTATCTTCATACCATTTCACTGCTGGATATTATTGTATTGCATAGCCATAAACTCATCCTGTGCGACATCAGGAGAAACCATTTGCTCATTGGCTGACTTAGCACCTTCAATGGCTTTATTTGCTGCTTCATTCAATTTCAGCTCGGTTTCAGCGGCTATTTTCTCGCCTTCAAGTATTTTCTTCTGTAGATCAATTTGTGTGGCATTTTGCAACTGACCTTTCAGGCCGACATTTTCTTGTTCCAATCCAACGATTGTCTGCTGCAATTGACCAATTTGTTGGCCCATTTGCTGGATTTGGCCGTTCATCTGTTGAGTCAGATTAAAACTTTCAACCAAACTGTCCAGTTCATCGTTAATCACTTGGCTTGACGGGTATGATTCGGTGATCATCTTCATAAGAGAAACCATAACAGGCATCGTCATTTTGCCAGAATCTACCAATGGGCCTAACTGGCTGACCATCTGTGACAAAGAACCCAAAGACTCAAGTTTTTCTGCCCGCTCGTTCTTTTCATTGATCGCCAAAGTGGTCTGGGTCTCAATGTCAATCGCATACTTCATCAATTGACCATCGTTCATTTGCTGGATGATGTGCTGTTCAACGTTCTCACCACTAATTTGTGCAATCTCATCAACGCCAACCACCTGATATATTGCTTGGGCATATAGGCGGATCAAATCACGAATCAAGCGGTGTACATTGCGTCTTTTGCCTTCTAGTCTACTTGAACCCCAGCCGTGTTTAATTTTCTGCGCTGTGGCCGTTTCCCTAGAATCACTAATGGACTGCATTTCATTGGAAATGCCAGTGGTTTGATACACTTTCTGCAATAATTCCTCACGTTGAGCGCGTACCTCATTTAAGGTGATAATTGCGGCCGTGTTGTCCCAATATGAAATGGCCTTATTTATGTCTAGCTGGTTATCGGTGTTGTACCTTTCGGCCTTAACACCGATACCCTGCACCTCAGCGGTAAACTCAATCTGAGACAAATCCCCATAAACTGCTTGATCAAAGAAGTAACCAGCTCTGATGCTCTCAATAATGTGTTCTTCACGCTTTGCCAACTTTTGTATTTGGTAGTCAAGGCGTTGCCACTTATTATATCCAACAACAGGCTCAAAACTCTGGGTTTTACACCCTTCAAAGTACGGTTTAGGGAATGGATAAAAGCCCTCAAAGTCAATAGCGGGGTCTTCGCACTCCAAGACCTCATCACTGGCATCGCTAATATGCCAAACCTTTTTGTTCTTCTTGTCCCATATTTCATAAACAAGATAACCCTTAGTATTGTTTTGTTCCTTATATTCCTCAGCGGTAGGTTCGCCCCACTTATCAACATAAACACCACGGCTAATCCAGTGTTTTATTGCCACCCAATCCATCTGAGCATAGTCAGTACATGGCTCGGTGATCATGTTTTCATGATTCAGTGTCGTTAGCGTCAGGTCGTCATTGACCCTGATGGTGCCATTAGATGAGGCGAAGGCTGAAATGGTGAACTTGTCTAACTCACTGCCCAGATCATTCTCATCTAAATAGTGATTGATTGTCTTTTCAGCTATTTGAGCTAACTTATCATCGTTGTATGTCAGATCATTCTCACCAGTCACCACGATATCAGGCACATTATTAATAATCGCGCCTTGTGTAACTTCTACTACATTGGACAGGGTTGGAAAGTACACGGTTAAGCCGTCAGATCGATCACACCTAAAGGTCTCCATGGCGTTCTCTGCGTCCTTAATCCATTTATGTTTGCGCTTGGCGTTTTCTATCGCCTGGATAAATACGTCACGCCATTTGGCTTTGTCTAGTTCTACCATGCTGCTTTATCTTTACGGGGTGCGGCCAGTTCAAGGCCATTAACAAATTGATCTGTTGTGGGTTTTATTTCCTTCGGATCGGGCTGAACAGTGGCGGACCACGCTTTTGTTATCTCAAGTCCAAAGCATGAACAAGCATCTATGGCATCATCATACTTACCACTTGTAAATTTGATTAGTTGTTCAATAACTCTATCGGTGATCTGACAAAGGCGCTTGTGCGATTTAGTGCTGCCGTGCCCTACCTCTGGCCAATAGACACGGCCAGCTTCTTGCAAAACCTTAAAGGATTGTGCGTTTGCTTCTTTTGAGTTTCCGCCACCAATATATTTGAGGCCGAAGTAATGTGATTTTTCCCTTTGACGTTCTTTTATTGTTGGCTCTGTCGCCTTCTTTATTGGGCCTGGTTCTGCTGCGTGCCAATTAAATTTCCACCTGTCATACAAAGCAAACAGTTCATTGATCCATGTACCTGATTCAACTTGTGCGGTATACCAATCAACCACGTAAATATTTCTTGATGGGTCTATGCCAAATACGCCGATTTCTGTACAGTCACCACCGTCTTCAGTAAGTGCATAATCAGCACCCACATAATATTCAAGCTCGCTTGGCAACACTGACCATCGCTTGTTAAACATCTCACGCTTATAAAACGTTCCATCATCAGGCGTTGGGTCTTGCTGGTATTGGCTATTCCAATCACGGGTTCCAATCGTTTCTTTGATTCGCTCCAATGCAGGCAAGTCATACTTCTCAGGCCACAAAGCAAAAATCTTTCCATCTTCTTCTCGCATTGCTGGAAGCTCTAAATGCTCCCATTGCTCGCCACCCATTGCCGCCTTTTCTAGCAGCCTTCCTGTTAAGTCGTCTTCATGCCACCTTGTTTGAGTAAGGATAATGGCGCCTTCAAATGGCTTTAAAATCCCTTCCTTTACAGCATCATCTGGCGACTGCCACAACCATGGCAAGTCATCATCACTGATATCAGACTCAAGCCTAGTGTATGCTGTGCCTACATACCATTTCCAAACCCTGTCCCTAGCTCGTTCACTGTCTGCCTCTTCTCTGTCTTTGTGTGGGTCATCAAGGTTAAGCCAATGACAACCAAACCCAGTTACAGCACTACCAACACCTACAGCCAAATAAGTGCCAAGTTCTTTGTCACCAGTCCTAACTTTCCACTTGTTCTTAGCTTGTGATGACTTTGAAAGCGCAATGCTTGGAAACACCTCTCTACACAACGGATCACGAATGATGTTTCTAACATCCTCTCCAAGATCACTTGCCAAATCTGCACCATAAGCACCCGATATAATGTTTCGTTCAGGGAAGTGGCCCATGGAATATGCTGGAGCCCTGCGGCTAACCAGTTCGGACTTTCCATGTCTTGGTGGCTCGTTAACGATCAGGCGTTTTATTTCGCCATGCAATACAGCCTCAACCTTTTCTGCCAATTTATAGTGGCAACCCGATGGCCTGTACTTTGGATACGTGAACCTTGTGAAATCAATTAGGCTCTTTCTTGCCGCTCGCCTTTGCAGTAATCGCTTAGCTGCTGCCTGTCGCAATTCTGGCAAGTTCTTCGTCACTCAGTCGGTCCAGGTCTTTAATTGTGTGTTCGTGCTTATTGGTGCTCTCTACTTCCTGCTTATCCTTCCAGCCAAAGTTCTTCAGTGCAAAGATATTGCCACTGTTGTTATTCCCTAACTTGAGGCCCATCTCATAGTCATTCTCGATTCTGAGCCGTGCTGTTTTTATAGTGTGCCTAAATTCCTCTTTGTCTTCGTACTTGTAGAACGATGAACGGTCCGCAAAACCAAGATGCAAGCACAGGCCCGTGATGGTTAAACATGGGACTGGTCGCAAGTTCTCTCCAATCAAGACATCCTTAGTGGGAGGGCTTTTGAAATACTCGTCAATCTTGACCTGCATTTCTTCAGGTGTGTCATATGCTGGGGGTCTACCGGCTGGCATTACTTCATCCCACCCTTACGCTTCAACTTTTCTATGAGCGCATTGCCTGAAAAGCCCTGCTTAATTCTTTTCATTAAACACCTATTAGCTTCTTCTTTTAGCTTCCTCTGAATTGCTGTCCATTCTTTAGTAGACATACTTATCCCTCATATCCTGGTAATGACGTGCCCAGCACTCATAACAATCCTCAATAGTCGCACCCCAGCAATCATAGCTGCCTGGTGATGAAGCAATCCAACCGCCCAACCCTCTTTTTAACCGCGGCTTGGGCATCAGTAGAAAACGTCTACGTCTTCAGAACAAATAATGATCTGATCTGCTTCTATCGGATACATAATGCCTGCTTGGCAATTAATTATGTGTGTGGTCTCGGTCTGTGCATAGCGAAACTGTACGTCCGCTGTATTAGGAACCATGATGGCGCGTGATGGCTGCGATAAGGTCGTGGGGAAGGAAGTGATTTTCTCCCCGCTTTTGGCTGATTCTAATTTAACACTCATGTTAGATACTCTCGAATAGATTAGATTGTTGGGTTGGGTTGCCGTCAGATATATTGGAACCCGCTGATGCTGGCAACTGAGCCGTTATTGGCAAAAACTCATCAATGGGTGTTACCGTCCATGTGTAACGAGTGGTATTCTTAGCTAAAAAGCTGTCCAGCGTTGCGTTTGTTAAAGTTAGATCACCTGATGATATACCAGTTACGCCT